TACCAAAATCAATCATTGTATTATCAACTGAATCTGCCGCTAAACTGATTGTGCCTGAAATTGTACCTGATGTTGTAATATTTTTATTTCCAAAATCCCATCCACTAGTTTTGTAAACTAAACTTGCCGCGTTAGAACCGCCTGATTCTATAACAAAACCTGAACCTGAGGCAGTCAAAGTGCCACCTTTGTTTAATGTTATTATATTATCTTTTATTTCGGTGTCTGTAGATGTTGTTGATACTTGAGAACCGGAAACTTTTAAATTACCGGTTACAACTAAATCTTCTGCACTAATAATAGTTTGATCTGCCATGCGTTTTGCTCCAATATGTATTACTATTATTTAGCAGATTTGGCCAATTTGTAATATGTGTACAGTCAAGGGAAACCCCGGAATAAATCCGGGGTTTCTATATTGATATCTAAAATTAGATAAATGTTACGTTTGAGATAGCTAATTTTGATAGGTAGTCTGCTGAATTACCAAGTGATGATGCAGTGTTTGTTAACTCTACATAACCGTATCTTGTCATAAAGCTCACTACTGGCTCAAAAGTTGACGGATCCACAATAACGCCTGATGACATTAATGGGATGTATGGGCAATAGAATGCCGCCGCGTCTACTTCACCAGCACCTTTGTAACCAATCAATACTGGAGAATCATCTACCAAGTATGAGTTTACATATACTCTCATTGCACCGTTTAATGTACCAACAAATTTTGTGTTAGTTGGAGCTTCGAAAGTACCTTCAGTTGTTCTTGCGAACGCTGAAGTTGTCGCTGATTGTAAAATTGTCAAAGCCTGTGGAGAAACAACAGCCCAGTTAGCCGCGCCTCTTCTTGTTCTTTGAGCAATTAAGTTTGCTTCTCTATTAATAGCTACTGCCAATGCCGCATGTTCGTCACCCACGAAAGTTGGTGTACCTGTTGCTGACGATTGGTCAAAAGCTGTACCTGATGGTGCTAAAGATGTTAATGAACCAAGAATTTCTTGATCGATCTCAGCAGTAATTTCTTGTGCTAATGCCGCCATTACTTCTGCTTCTACATCTAAACCATGCATCGCTGATGCGTCTTGTGCCGCTTCAAATGTCCAACGTGCTGATAGCTTTCTTGTTTTAGCTTCAACAGTTTGTTTTAAGATTTGAATTGACATTTTGTTACCAGCTTCACCCTCTAATGATGAAGTAGTAGCACCTGATACAGGTGATTGTGTACCTGAACCTGGATTTGAAGAGTATGATCTTGCAATTTCAAAAGGTGAAAGTGCTTCAGTACCTGCTGTTACACCGTCTTTTGCATCTGAATATCTAACTCTTAATGTGTGAATTTGGCCTACTGGACCAGTCATTGGTTGAACACCAACGATTTCGTTAGCTATAACTGTAGGCATCACACGTCTGATAATTGGAAGAATTACTTTGTTTAAAGCCGCTACGTTTCCAGCACCTGTGGCACCAGTTGAAGCCGCCTCAGCCAAGTAAGTCTTTGTATTTTCAAGGACAGTTTCCATTGATTTAGCTTTGTTACCTTCTAAGCCTTCCATCAATGCAGTTTTAGTTTCTGTCCAATTTTCATTGATCATGTTTGTCATTTTACTTAACTCCTAGACCTGCTAGTTTTTTAAGTTCAACAATGTCACCAGTGTCTGAACTTGTTTCAGCAGGTGCCTCTCTATTACCAGTTACCTCTGTTACTGATTCAGTAACAATAGTTTTATTTGTTTCAGCTGGTGCTGATTCATTTAAAACTGCTGGTAAGTATTTGTTAAACTGTTTTTTTAAATCGCTTGTTTGTACAGATTCAAGCAATTCGTTCATTACACGACGCTTCTCTTTGGATAAATTTGTAGTTAACTCTGTAAGAGTTTTTTCACGTACATTTTTATCTTCAGCAATTCTTAATTTAGTTTGAACTGCTTCAATTTCTGCGTCTTTTTCTTTTAATTTAGATTCTGCGTCAGTAGTATTAACTGCAACAGCTTCTAATTCTTTTTGAAGTTTTCTAACCTCTGTACCTTCGGCTAGATGAGAAGACATATACTCGCCTGCAAATGCATCAAATACTTTTCTACCAAAATTGTTTTCTTTAGCAACTTTGATATCTTCTTTAAGTTGTGATAATTCACTTCTCAAACTTTTCTCAACTGTTTTTTCAACAACTTCAGCCGCTTTAGAAACAAAACGTTGTTTCGCTTCAGCAATCATTTTCTTGCCTTCTGCTACTAATTTAACTTTTTGCTCTACAACTGCTTTTTTGTCGTTTTCAAATTCAGTTAACTCTTTTGCTAATTGTTTAACAACGAAGTTTTCCAATTTTGCAAAATTGTCTTTTAAGTTTGTTCTGTCAGCGTGTAGTTCTTTTACCTCTTTAGCTAATTGTTCAGCAACAAAGCTGTCTACCATACCAATGTGTTTTGCAACATTAGTTTTGTATGCAACTGTTTGTTCTGCCAATGCCGCTCTGTCAGCCTTCAGCTCTTCTACTTCAGCTGTAATTCTGTCAGTTAGCATTTTGTCCATAGCTTCAACAATTTGACCCTTGTCATTTTCATAACGTTGAGCAAATTCGTCGCGAAGTTCAGCAGTGATCTCTTCTCTGGCTTCATCTAACTTTGATTTCCACGTTTCTTGAATCTGAGTTTTCAATTCTTCTGAAATGTTATCTGACTCAAGTATTCCGTTAAAAATATCTGCCATGAGTAGTTCTCCTTATAACTTCAACTCTTTTATTAATTTGACTATCTCGTCTTTTAGATAGCCTTCTGCTTTGCGATCATACATTGCGTCCGCGCCTATGCCGTATAAACGTCTTCCGCCACGCATGTTCATCAAACCTTCATATATTGCTTTTGGATAAGCATCTGGTGCCGATGGTTGTGCAACAATGTCCACAGTAACAATTTCAAAATCAGACACATTGCCTGATTCATTTACGTTACCGGTACCTCTTGATGACACACCCAATTTTGCTCCACTTTCCAAAAGGGTTTTTACAATGTTTCCCATTGGGGTTGGTAAAATCTTAAGTTTACCAATTCCGTTTGGACCGTCCATCCACATAGATTCAATCATGTGTGATACACGATCTAAATTCACTGTTAATTCTTCAGGGTGATCTGCTTCACCTAATACAGAATAACCGCCTTTCAAGCGTTCGTCCACTGAAGAAACTGCTTTTTCTATTTCCTCTAGTGGATAAACACGTGAATTTTGATTCTTTACTCCGCCTTGGATGAATACACCTTTCATAAACAAGTTTTTCTTATCGCCTTCGCCTTCGTGTAGAATTTGCATTCCGGCTTGGTCGAAAGTTAAACTTTCTAAAAGTGGTTTAATCATCTTGACGATCTCCTTTACCTAATTCAACCTTAAGCACTTGCTTTTGGCTTTGGTGCTGGTGACATTTTAGCGTCGCCTTGTGCTGGACTATCTGGATTTGGCTTTACAGCTGGTGCTTTACCACCTGCTTCAGCTTTTGCATCACCCATTTTTACTGGATCTGCACCATCTATTCTCTTTGCACCACCGTTACTTGCTACTGGTGAACTAGCATTTGCACCGTTGTCTCCACCTTTTGGAGTTGCAACAGCTTTCATTTCAGTCGCTTCTTCTAGCTCTTCGCCTTCTTTTGAATCTGACTCTTCGCCCTCGACTGCAACTTCGTCAGCAATTTCAACTGTTTCTTCTGCTGGCATTTCAGGAGCAGGCATTTCTGCTTCTAAATCATCAGCGGCTTCTTCGTTGTCATCACCGTCTTCGTCTTTGTCGCCCATCATTTTTTCAAATTCAGCTTTAAGATCTTCTAAAGCGTCTTCTAGATCGTCAACTCTGTCTTCAACTTCCTCATGATCATGGTCATCAGCTTCGCCATCTTCATCACCATCATCTTCGTTAGTTTCTTCATGCTCGATTTCTTCAGCATGAGCGTCTGCTTCGTCTTTGACAGCAGTTGTTAAATCTTCTTCTTGATCGCCGGAACCGCCTACTTTTTCTTCAACAGTTTCGTCACCTGATTCATCAGTTGCTTCTTCAACTGCTTCTTCATCTGAATCTTTTGCTTCTTCTACAGCATCTTCATCTGATTTTTCTGCTTCTTCAACAGCTTCATCATCTGATTTTTCTGCTTCATCAACAGCTTCTTCAGTGTTTTCAGTAGTTAAATCTTCTTCGATTTCATCAGTTTGATTTTCGATCAACTCTTCATGTATTTTTCTAGCTTTTTCAACGATCACATCATGTAAAAGCTCTTGAGCTTTATCTGACTCGTTGTTAACTAGATACTCTAGAACTTGTTCTAGTTTTGACTTTGTAGTAGACATAGTGTTAATCTCCTAATATATTACTAGTAATATGTTTAGATACCTATATAAGGCACAAACGTATATATTATTTACTTATTTATAGGAAAATTAGTGCAAAAGGCGTCTATTTTGACTCGTTTTGTAATAATAATGTAATATTACTACACAGCAGGCGGTTGTGCGTACATTGTAGCTACAAACTCTTTGTTTTTTTCTTGGTCTGCTTTACGCATTTCACGTACTTTACGCAATTTATTAAGGTGTTTTAATGTAAGACGTGTTTTACGTCCATCACTAATATGTGCCATATGATAGTGATCATGTTCTGGAAAATAATTTTCTTTTAATTCAATGTAACGCATACTTTTATTTACCTTTTACCTCTACGAGCTTTAAGTGCCAAGTTTGCACGTTTCACACGTTGTGATGCTTGACTATACTTTTTAGTATATGATGATCTTTTACCGTGTATTGAACCTTTTGCTTGGCGTGTGCTTTTCATTTTGGTACTTTGCTTAACATTTAAAGGCTTGTTACATGTACTTGGATTAGCAACAATACGTCCTTTACGTGGTCCTGTTGGACATCTAAAACGTTGTGTAGTTATTTTTGCTTTACCTCTTGATTTGGTTCTACCAGTACGACCAAAAATCTGGCTCGCACCTTCTTCAATAGGTTCTAATGAATATAAATCTGTTGTGCTAATTTCATAAATTTTCATAACAATACCTTTGTTATGTTATTTATGTTTGATCTGGTGTTGTATCTGTATCTGGTGTTAATGGTGAGTCAGCACCTGCGTCTGCGGCATCACCTGCCGGAGCATCTTCTAACCCTTCAACATCTGAAGCTGGCATCGGAGCCGCTCCTACATCTGACAATCCTGCTCCGCCACCTACGTCATCACCTTGTGCTGGTGGCTCAGTAGCATTGGCATTTTCTTCTGACCATAGTTTTTCGTTTTGATATATTTCACCTTCATCAAGACCAAGATAACGTGACATTGCAAAACGTTTAGAAATATATGGAATCTGTTGTACCTGTGTAAAGATACTAACCATTTGATTATCAATTTCAACCTGTCTGTATTTGCCAAAGTTTTGTGGCTCATTAAATTGTATTTCAAATGAACCTGAATCAATTTCAATACCTCTATGTTTTAAGAACATTTTAAATTCTTTATCAAGTGAAGGCATAACCATAGTTTGCAAACGCTGACAGAATTTTGTAAATCTAAATTCTTGGATATATGCTGTACCAACTCTACCGTCAGTAAAAGCTGAACCTGGATCATCTGGTGTTGATGGCAAATAACTTGATGGAATTCTTAAACCTTTCATCAACTTATTATTAAAGTATTTTAAATCATCAATTTCACCTAAGTTTTGACCACCTGGTAATGTTTCAACTTTTGAACCTCTACCTTCAGCCGTTTGTGCAAAGAAATAATCTTCAATCTGTGATAAAGGATTATAAGCGGCATCCATAATATTCGCACCGCCACCTGTTTTATTTGGAATACGTTTTTGGTGTATTTCATTTTTAACACGTTCGATAAATGCCATTGCCTTATTTGTTGGCATATTACCTACGTCAATGTAAAACACTCTTCTTTCAGGTGCTCTTTGTACTCTGTAAATAATAATAGCATCTTCTAATAATTCTTTTTGTTTGTATACTTTAAATATTGCTTCTAACACTGACGTACCAAAAGGCCAAAATCTATCCATGCCTTCTGATAATGAAATGTGTGCAATATGTGAAGCATCAACTGGCGTTGTCATTACTTCCATGTTAAATCTACCAGCTTGTGAAGTTGTGGTAGCACTTGTCATGCCTCTGTATTTGGCGTCTCCACTGAATGGCATATTACCACTCTGATAAGCTGTTGGAGCCGTGTATTGATATTGGCTCATTGTTGTTAAATTTAAATTTTGTAAATTTAAATCTAAATCTCTAATAAAATATGCTTCTGGTTTTTTACCTTTACCTTCGTTAACAACAATCTTTTCAATTTTTGCATGATCTACCCAAAGTAATTTGTATGTTTCTGGATCTCTAACTAATACCTGATCACCATACTTGATTACATTTCTAAAAAGTTTAAAACATCTTTTATCCCAGTCATTAATGCTTGACCATTGTTTAATAGCTTGATTTAAAATTTCTGTTTCTGTATCAGTTGGTTTGTCTTTATAAAAAATTTTAAATGGTACACCTGTTTTTGGATCGTTTTGAGTTGAAAATTCTGCAATAGTATCAAGTGCCGCATTTACTTCTGTGTCGAGATCCATTTGATCATATTGATAATAACGTTCAATACGATTTGGCTGACCTGCATATACTTCTGGTAACCATGAACTGTATTTTGATTGTGATGATTGTCCATACGAACTACCTACAGGACTTTGTTGTCCTAGTTTAGTTTCATATGTGGTAAAGTGTTTTTTCCAACTCATATTGTGTACGTACCTTTATATACAGTTATTTATGTAATTATATAGTATTTTAAAAATGATTGCAACCGTTTATTAATTGAGTGAATTAGCTGTTTCTTTGGACGCAGATGCACCTTTTCCAGTATTGGAAGCAATATTTCTTAGTAATGCTAATGATGTAGTGTAATATTCACCCTCTGCTGTTGCTGTTGGATCACTTGATCCTGTCATTGGCAAGTATTGTTTCATAATACGCATTTTGGCCGCTGATAATCCAGCTGGATCCGACATATCCGTGCCAACTGCATTGTCTGTACCACCGGTACCGGTTGCACCGCCCGATGAATTTAAGTTAACTTGACTCGATTGTAGATTAACATTTGAACCTGCGGCTAAATTAATTATTTCTTCTTGTTTTGCAATATTTTTATTTTGCATATCTAACAGTTTGGTAAGAACTGCGTTTCTTGTGTCAATATCTAATCCTTTGATTCCAGCCAAAACTGCATCTCGTAATGCACCAGGCTTGTTCCTATCTGATTTTGATAGACTGTCGTATGCATTTTGTATCATATCACCCACTGTTGATGCAGATGATGGATCTAATCCCGAAGTTAAGATATTTGAAAATGCTGTTGTTCGTGTTGTATTATTCTTGTTTTGTGCTTTAGACAAACCAGGTAATGCTGAAGATGTTAATGCTGATGTGTCACCAGTTTCGATTGCCTGTTTGAGTGCTACTGCATTGTTCACAGCCGCAGTTCTTGTTTCTTCAGCGTCTTTGATAGCACTGTCTCCACCGAACAATGATGGCAGTACTAGTTTAAATCCTTTTATGATTGCACCAGTGATAGCATCTTGTAAAACAGAAAACACACTACCTAATGCTCTGGCAATTGATTCACCTAAAGATAAACCTTGGAAACCTCCAATGAAGTCCATGAATCTTTGAACTAGATTAGCAATTTTATTTGCAATCGAACCTGCGTTGTCCACAAGTTTTTGTGCAAGGTCAATACCCATTGCAGTAATTCTTTCCATTGCCCCACTTATTGCACCTAGTATTCTATCATTGCCAAACAACTCAGTAAAGAATTTATTAAATGCAACTGATAATTTTGCAGTGACACGTTCAAAGTTTATAAATGCTTTGGACAGTTTGTCAATTTGTGATTCTTGTCTCAGTCTTTGTAGATCTTTGTACTGCTCCAATGCACCTTTTTTCTGTATCTCTTGTACTTGGTTAATTAATTGTATTTGTTGTCTTGCCGCACCTGAGAACTGTGTGTTAGAACGTTCAATAAGACCCAATCTTTCTCTTTCAGCTTCAGATGTATTTGCTATTTCTGTTATCAATTCGCTTGTTGCTCTTGCGGCGCCTTGATCATCTAAACTATCTAAGTTATCAATCAACGAACTCATTGAATTGTATAATCTTCTGTTTACTGCTAATAATTCTCTACCAGCTTCTGTGAAGAACAATCCACCTCGACCATATGCAGTTGTAAATGTTGTTGCAAGTTGATCACCGAACTCTGTTCCAAGTCCTGCAAACATACCTGTTACTGTTTGTGCCGCTCGTAACACTCTTGCTTGTACCATTGCTGGTAAAACATTTAATCTATTTGTAAACGCTTCAATTGCCGTTGATCCTTTAATGACTGCCGCAATTTGATCTCTACTTACATTTGCTAATTGTGAAAATGCTGTAATGTTTTGTGCATATCTCACAACCATTTCTTCTAATTCGTCATTGCTTTTACCACCAAGCATACTTGCTGTTCTCAATTGGTCCATAAAGTCACCAGTGTATTCAGCCAATTCTGCAAGACTCATACCCAACATACCTTGAGCTTGTAGGTTATCTCTGATCTGCACGTTTAGATCTGAAAATGCTTTAGTACCAATGATACCAACTGATGTTGAGAACTTGCCAAGCAGTTCCGTATACTGTGCTATTCCCATTTCAGCCGCCACTGCCGCTTTTGCCAATCCTAATGAACCCTGCTCCATTCTAAAGCCCATTGCAAACACTTGCCTGAATGAATCTGAAAACTGTTTCAATCTACCAATAACAAAACCAACTGCCGCCGCAAAACCACCTATCACAGCACCTGCTATTCCCAGCTTACCAGCAAATTTTTGAATTGCTAAATTGACTGACTTAAATGGTGTTTGTACATTTTTCTTAACTAAATCTTTAGTATAATCGCCACCTTTTTTCTGTAGGTTTGCAATCATCTTTTTTGAGTTTTCAGAACTGTTTTTGTTAAGTTCTTCAACACGTTTAACAACGTCTTTTAGTGCTTTGGTTTGTTCTTTACTATCTTTTGCAACTTTGTCGTCAGTTTTCTTCATTGCCCCAAGATGTTTGGCAATTCTCTCTTGAGTCGCTTCTGTGGCCCATTTAGGAAGGTTAGAATCGTCCCAATTTATCTGTTCTATTGTAATTTTGTCGCCGTCAGCCATTTTTCATTAAATACCCATATAATTACGTAGATAAGTACTACTATTACATAAATATTTATCGTATAAGTTATGTACGTATATAATAGGAAACAACAAACATGAGTGAAAACAAATTAGCGAAATATTACAGAGCACCAAAGTTGTATGTACGTGTTCCAAGTCAGGGTGCATTTAACCCTGATACACAGCAATCAATGAGTGGAGAATTAGCTATCATGGCTATGACTGGTCGTGATGAAACTATGATCAAAAATCCAGATGCATTGCTTAATGGAGAAGCCGTAACATCAACTATTAAAAGCTGTGTTCCAGGTATACAAGATCCAAAAGAAATACCAATAACTGATATTGACACTTTATTGATTGCTATAAAAATTGCTACAAATGGAGAAGAGCATGAAGTTAGTGCAAACTGTCCAATGTGTAAAACTGAAAACAGAGGAGTGGTAAATTTAAGAAATATTTTACCAACTGCAAAGTTACTCGACTCAGAATATCCTGTAAAATTAGATACAGGTGTTACTGTGTATATTAAACCTTACACGTTTGCTATGCAAACTGAAGCGGCTTTGGCGGCATTTGATGAAACAAAAACACTTCAAAGTTTAACACAGGAAAAAGAAATCAATTCCGAAAGTATGTCAATCTACAATAAAAGTTTTAGAAGAATGGCAGACATGAGTGTATCATTATTAGGTAGAAGTATTATAAAAGTCGTTACTCCAGAAGGTGACGAAGTTACTGATCCAAATGAAATCTTTGCATTTATACAAAATATTGATTCAAATGCGGCAAAAAAGATCGATGAAACTTTAGCAAAAATCAATAGCTTAGATATTGATAAAAAAATTGAATTAAAATGTGCTAAAGAATCTTGTGGTCATGTATGGACTTCAGAAGTTGATTTCAATCCAACGGATTTTTTCGGAACTGGCTCTTAAAGGCTGAGCCTGATCAAATAAATGTCTACTTTGATAAGTTGACTAAAGAACGTGAAACTATCAAACAACAGGTGACTGAAATCTGTTGGTACATGCGTGGATCTATTACTTGGGAAGAAGCGTGGTCTCTTTCCGATCAAGATCGTAATGACATAATTAAATTCATCGGTGAAAATGCCGAACGATTTAAGAAGTCTGGTCAGGTAGTTGTTTAAGTAGATTGTTGTTTAACGGAATTAGAATTTAAGGACCAAAAATCTTTATATTCAATATAATGAAACTCTTTATAATCTTTGGTGTGTTTTAAATTTTTCCATTGTGTTGGATCCCATAGTACAAACTCACCTTGTCTTGATATTTTGACACACAATAACCATTTGTCATTTGCTTCACAAGATTCTTGTGCTTGTTGAATAAATGTATCTAGTTGTTTAACTTCTTTACCAAGTGCTAGATTATGCCATTGTAAATCACCATAATTTTTTGCTTCAATAACCAGAAGTGGAAATGTATCAGGTGGAATAATGTCTCCTTTGAATCCTCTTGTTTGATTTTCCGACAATGTTTCTGTTCTTACAATATTTTTACCGCCAACAAACGCACCACTGTATGGAACTCTAGTAAATGACTCTTGATACAATTCACTTAAAAAGTTTGCAACATCTCTTTCGTATGTTTTACCTTTGTTTTTTGACTTTGCTCCACTCATTTTAATTTCCATTCATAACCAAAAGTTATTCCTATATTACTTTCATCGTACTCGTATGCAGGTGCTATGAACCAACCTCTATCAGTGTATCTCATAAAAGGTACAATATCACCTCCACTATAACCGGTTGCTAGTCCTACTTCTAATTTTACATATTTGTCTATATCAAATTCTTTACCTGCGTAAATGCTAATTGATTCTTCGCTATTGTAAAATACTCCTGTTATTGTATTATCTATTTGGCACCTTGCGTGAGGATGAATATTATTATAATTTCCTTCTAATCCAATGTGCATTGAGACTGCCATTAATAGTGATAAACAGGTATTCATTTCTTAATAACTTTTTTTAATAATTTTAATTTTATATCATGCATAATGTCTGAAAAATGTTTTATATCCTTTGGCTTATATTTTTTATCATTGTAATCATGCTTCAGTATTTCCATCAGTGCTTGATGTTTCTGTTGATTCTTCTTCTTTGTCATTTACTAACTGTTTTGGTTTTTCAATTGGCATCCCACCTCTATCAAACCATCTCCCATCTGCTGTTTCCCAAACATGTGAATTAAAACTGCCTTCTTTGGTTAAACGTTTTACTGTAATTCTACGTTTAGTTAATGTACCTTGATATATTGTTGCATCTTTTTGTATAAGACGTTGTGTTGGTCCAGTACCATATATTCTATCAATGAATATAGGGTTTCCGTGTTCATCTTCGCCTCTAATGTTTGATATAAGCACTTCTTTCATTGTTTTAGTATACAACCAAAAGAAAATTTAGTCAACTTATAAAATTTTGGTTGACTTTTGATCCAGTTTAATCTTATACTTAATTATTAAGGCTAATATCAACAAAAACATAGAACTCTTTAGGCTAACACAGGCAATATAGCAACAACATTGATAGCAATATCTCAGAAGTGCGCCGAATCAAGTAGGTGGTGAATCTGACGTTGCACGACCTAGGCTAATATCTGCTAAATGATGAGGCTCTGAGAAAAAGCAACCTCAATCATGTGTGTAGTGCTAACTTATTTTACACACAATGATTCCGTTGGATGAGACGCAGTTGATGGGAGTACCGGCCAACCGCTTCCGTAGGACTGTAAAGTTAGAATGGCGTGATCTCGTATGATGCGAAGTTACCACTCACCCGTAGCTGGGTGAGTCATGACTGATTCTGTATGATACGATACAAAGTATCTTGATAGTACATTTTAAAAAAAGAAAAAAAGATTGTTAACGTTAGTTAACAATAATACTAACTGACGTAAGTCAGTTACCTATTGTGATAGTGTCTACAGTAATTTTTACAAATATCCAAATTGAATTCATTGTTATGTTTTAATTTTTTACCTATACTTGTGAACGTTTTTCCTATTAACACATTGTAAAGCAAATTATTTTGATTGATACGTATATCTGGATTTTCGTAATAATTTTTATTTTCAACATTAAATAATTCTTCCCATTGTTTTAACATCGGTATTTTAGGATTTAGTAAATCTTTTATAGTAACGTTTTCCTTGTTCCATATCTTTTCATTATCTTGTCCATAATAAAAATGAAAGTGCGAGGTCCAACAACACGGCCAGACAGTCATGTCGCTAACGACTTGTATGCTTTTGTGTTTTTGCCAATAGCATGAATCGGTAAATTTATTATTACTTTTTGGATATTCATAAAACATATCTTCAAATTCTAGATCAAAATTTTTAATTTTTTCTTTGTATAAACTTGTATCAGCTTTGTTGTCTTTGTATATGTCTACTAATTCTTGGCCAAATGTATCTTCGTTGACTTCAAATTCCCAGCCCCACGATTTTGCTATCTTTTCTGCTTCTGCAATTTGATGTGCATTGTGATTGAACTTTATCATTCGCCATTTAACATTTACATTATGTTCTCTTAAAACTTCTGAATTAGTAATGATATGTTTCCATTGCACATTTTTCCTATACATATCGTTTGTGTCTTCTAAACCGTCGATCGAAAAAGTAAATGCAATATTGGCATCAAGATTTTCTTTGCTGATGTATTCACCAACTTTTGCAAATTTTTTGGCCCATGGGCCTCCTCCATTTGTATGCACGATTTGATGTATGCTCGGCCTACGCCTACTGATGGATATCAAAATATCATCAATGTTAGGGTGCATCATGGCATCTCCGATATTGCCATTGTACTGCAAAGTTTTAAGATTAACTAAACGTTCATCTACAATTGAATCAATAAAATATTGTACCTGTTCTGCAGACGCATGACGTTGAAACTTGGCAATGTATGGCTTGGTCAACATTGTTTCGTTGTCTGTGCGTGGGCAACCAATACAATTAGCATTACAATAACTAGTCGGTTCCCATTGCACATACTCTAAGTCGTGCGGATTTATATAGTACATATATACTACTTATTTAAAGAATTTCAGAAAGTTTTTTTACTGCACTATCATAACGTCTTTGTAATCTATCAAAATTATTTTTTGATATGTTATAAGCTCTAACCCAATCGATTGGATTGTTATAGATATATTTTACAGTGTCGGCAATCATTTGCATACGTTTTTCGTTATCAAATTCCATGTCATAATCTTCTGGCCATAAAGATGAAAAAGTTTCGTATTCCCTAGATCGAAGTTGTTCTAAATATCTCGGTGTCGAAGCAATAATGAATGGGTGCTTGTTGATAATCGCACGAGCAGTTTTTTCAGTAATCATAAATGCATCATTGTTATCTACATGAGTTTCAGCAACGATACTATATTTTGTTTTTTCATACAATGTGTGATCAAAAGGATATCCTAAATAATGATCTGCTTTTCCATCGTATTCGATATTGTCCGGACTATGTGGTATTTTACTATAGAACCAATCAAAATCATATTTGGTTATTAAGTGTGATACTTTAGGATACAAATCTTGTACTGTGTGTGATGTATTTAACGACCATATGCCGTGCTTTAACATATCATCACTGTTTAATCTTATAGCAAGATTAAGTCTATTTAATTTTTGTATCTTTGCGTTTAGAAACAAGAATTCATGCTTTACAAAATTTTGTAATTCATCAAAGTTTTTATTGGCTAACTCGATTTCACCTTGATAATATCGCCAAAGTGCATCAGTTTCAAAATGAGGATAAGAAACTATAGATATTCTATGCCTAAAAACATTTTCACTGTGACATGCTTGTTTGTAAGATTCTAAAAAATCCCATTCGTCTTGACAACCAACAATATATATAATTTGTTGTGCTGTACATATTTCGCTTTGTATTAGCCAATCAATAAAAACTGCGTGTGCTCTTAAAACTTTGCTGTCATAATTTAATCTTTCTCTAATATGAGAGATCATAATTCGACGTTTTGGATTTTTTAATTTACGTAATTGTATATGTTTAAACTCCGGATACATGTGATATGGTTGATTTTTGTATGCATTGAATTCCAACAAATTGTAATCATAATTAGAATCAACGTAATTTGCCAAGCCATATCTGCCAGGACTTTCAAATTTGTATGCTAATGTACTAGGCGCTAACTGTATCGTGCTCATGATCTTTTGCAAACAATTCTTTATGTGTTTTATGGTCGATAGTTTCTATATCTGTTGCAAAAGATGTAAATCCGTTTTCTTTGACTACATTAAGAACATTTGAACATCTTGATGTTAGTTCGTCTCTGTGTGAAATAAGGAATATGTTTTTACCACCTTCTCTAGACATTTTCTTTAACACACTCATTGCTGATTCAACACCCATTGTGTCCATGCCAGAGTCAACCAATTCATCGATAAACAATAAGTTTAAAGAAGTATTCATTGATTCATACACATCTCTAAATGCCCAACTTAATCCTAGGATTAATCTGTTGCGTTCACCTCTAGATAGATTATCAAAATCTAATTCTCTACCTAATTCTGTAATTTCTACAGATAAATCAGATCTAAATACCACTTCGTGCGGTAGTCCAATTTTGTCTAAATAATAATTCAATCTTGAATTTAAATATAATAAATTCTGATCGATAATTTTTTTACGTATAAATGAATCTTTTGAAGTTAACAATTTATATAAGAAGTCTTGATGGTCTTTTAATTTTTGTAGTGCATTAATTTGTGTATAATCAACTTCCTCGATATTTTTTGATTTAAGTTCAGCAATCTGTTCAGTGTGTGGGTTTTCTTTTTGTTTTTCACCTTCTAATTGACTTTTTAATTCTGCTAAATTCTGTCTGTGATCATATGCTTCATCTGATGAGCTGTATGCTGTATCAGGACGTTCGCCAATTTCTCCTTGTTCACTAATTTGTTTTTCAATTGATTCAATTGTTCCTGTAATTTGTGATTGTTCTTCAAGTTTAGCTGTGTGTTGTTGTTTTATGTCATCAACCAAGTGTGTGTGCTTGTCTGTGTGCAGTTCTTGTTCACACATAGGACATTGCTTACCCTCAAGTGTGCTTAACTGTGTGTTTAAAGACTCTAAAAGAGATTGTACAGAACTTAAATTACTTTTATTAAAGTTTAAATTTTGTTCATATGATTTAATTTTTTGTGACTGTTCTTGCCAGTGTGTTAACAATTTGTGTTGTTGTATCTCAGCATCTATATCAATTTTTTCTAATTCTGTAATACCGTTAGTAAGTTCTGTGATTGCTTTTTTATGTGTTTCTTCCCAAGCAATATTTTTAATTTGGAACTTACGAATTGTTTCTTCCATTTTTTCATTTGATATTTTCACTTGTTCTAAACGTGCTTGTTCAGTTTTAATATCTTCATTTGTTTCACGCATAAGTTCTTTTAAACGTTCTGCTTTTTCACTTAAACGTGATATACCTAATAACTCTTCAATAATAGATCTTTGATCATTTGATTTCATTGCTAAGAAAGGCTCAGTATAAGTGTTAAGGGCAACTATGTGTTTGAACATTGTGTGGCTCATGTCAAAAACCCTTAACACTTCTTCCTGAGTAAGCCTATTTTCACCTTGGGCTTCATCTGTTCCTTGTTCGTTGACAATAGAATCGTCAACAATAAATTGGAACTTGTTAGGCTTACGTCCCCTCTCTATTCTGTAACTGTGTCCGTCTTTTTCAAAATCAACAGTAACCAACATACTTTTGTTGTTAGTTTTGTTAACCAAATTATCCTTACGGATATTTGTTAAAGCCTGACCATATACAGCATAGCTGAGGGCGTTAATAAGTGTAGTTTTTCCTGTGCCGTTTCGCGACCCTTCTCCACCTAAGTCTAAGTTGTTACCAAGGACCAACGTTAAACCATCATGGGCAAAGTTTACTGCCTGCGTGGTGTTACCTACACTCATAAAATTTTTTATAGTAATACTTTTTATTTTTATCATAATCTGTGATACAACTCTACTAATATTTTGTTATCAAATGAATCAGATTCAATTTTTGCCAATTGGTTTGTTACTATTTGATCAACTGATTCAAATATAACTTCACCGCCTACATCTTGTGCATGTTCTTCTTTCTTTTGTGGTATAAGAGCTATATCTCTTATTTGATAATTTTGTGCAAAATTTTCCTTAATAAAATTTGCTTCTTCGTAAGAAATATCTAAATCTACTTTAACTCTAATATATGAATTTGGTTCAAGAACTGTCTCTGGATCTTCAAGCAATTTGCTTAAATCAATCGATCGATATTTTGGAGCATCAGACCATATTTTGTATTCTGGCTCTTTGTCCCATTCAAGAAACATTGCACCTCTATCATCATCCCACACATCTGCAAAGTTATGAGGGAAAGGATTTCCTATATAAGATATATTTCCTGAATGTTGTCTTTTATGAAAATGGCCAGTAAACACATGTCCTGCATTTTTAAAATGATCACTTCTAATTGTTCCTACGTCAGGCATCTCGACCATAGCATTCATTTTAAAATGTGGTAATTCAAAATGCCCAAACATGTATTTGCATTTTACATTCTTAACTTTTTTCCATTCATCGCCAACCAACCATGGAATCACTGCGACGTCATCTTGTATGATCCAATCACTGACAACATGTATATTTGGAATTTCATTAGCAAATATCACTGAAGATATTTCACGTTTATCTCTATAAAATAAATCATGATTACCTACAATGAAATAAACTTTTTCAAATGCTTCACCTAATCTTTTTAAATTAGATACAGAATAATTCAGTGTTGATACGTTAACAGATGACCTTTGATGATGCCAATCGCCCAAAAACATACATGTTTCTGATCCACGTTTTTTTGCTTCGTCTATAAACCAAGTGATAAAATTTTCACAATCGATATTGTGTTGACGGGCATTGTTTTTCATACCAAAATGTATATCCGTAAAACAAGCGGCCTTGTTAAAAAATTGTGTCATGTTATTTTGTTGTTTTTTCTTCTTTTTGAGTTTGTTCTATTTTTTCCATTTCGTCTGAATGCTTCATTTGTCTTGTAAGCGATGGCATAGCACCAGCTTGTTCAAGTAAATCATCACGTAAGTTTTGATTTTTCTTTTCCATGTTTAACACTCTAGTAAATGAATTTGTAATTGTTGCTGTGTAATAAGCAAAAGGATTTTGTGATTTTGATTCATCAAATTGTAAACCAATTTGTGATAATTGTAACAGAGCTTGTCCTTGCATTTCATCATTATATGTATAACCACGCCAATTAGCTCTTGTACCATAACGTTGGCAAAGTTTAATAAACATATTTGCTAACTTTGGTGTTATTTTTCCATGATCTAAGCTAAACTGATTATGTCCAGCATGATGGCTACGACCAACTTCATATGGTTTATTATTTTTATCTAATTTGTAATGTTTGAAAGGTGGAAAATTTAATTTAACTTTTGTGTCTGCTATAGTTTTTGGATTTAACTTACGACCATGCTCCTCGGGAATATGATCATATGTCATAACTCTAAATATTAAATCAGTTACAGGAATAGTTAAATGATCAACTCTATGTTCATCATATTGAGACCTTTTTAATCCAAGCTCATCTACTTTAATTTGTAGCATACGTTCAGCACGATTTTTACGTGCTTGTGATATTGAAAGCCTGTTGATTTTTACAATATCATTTAGTATGATATCGTAGTTTGCATATTCTGACTTTTTGTAAAAACAATAAGAGTTTTTACTCTTATGTATTTCGGCCAGCATATCTTTATTGTTTAAGTAATTTATTCTTTTTGCCACACTATAAATCCTTTATATATACAACTAATACTACATTATTTGCACAATAAAGTCAAGCATAATCTGTTATAATATACGTACTTAATTATTTCAATAAATAATACTATAACTAGGAAAAATTATGGCAAAAGATTACAGAGCAAAAATCCAACCAATGGGTAAAGATTATAAAGGATTATCTTTAATTCTTGGTCCTAACAGTACGGATAACATATTACAACCGTTATGGAAAACACAAGGATTAATGTTTCCATATACACCTATGATTCAAGTACAACATGCCACAGTAAACTATGGTAATTACGAACTAGCTCATACAAATTATGATTATTTTGCATATCAAAAAACATCGTCACCAACTGCTACAGTAACTGGAGTGTTTGGTGCTCACACACAAGAAGAAGCTGAATACATGATGGCCGCAATACATTTCCTTAGAGTTGTTTCAAAATCAAACTTTGGTTTACAAGATGAAAACAGAGGAACACCGCCTCCTAAATTGGCCTTCAGTGCTTATGGTGATGCTATGTTTAATCGCACACCTGTATACATTAGAACCGTTGCTTTTGGTTTAGATCAAGATGTTGATTATGTACCAGTAAGAACAGGTAGATCTACTTACGATCAAAGAAACTCAGCAACAGGAACTGAACAACTTGATCAAATGCTTAAAGATTCATACGTACCATTGGTATTAAACATATTCGTTGATATTATGGTTGCACCAAATCCTAGTCAAGTTAGAAACGAATTTAATCTTGAAGAATTTAGAAAAGGTAAATTACTAGACAAAGGATATTATTAATGACACAATACAGTAAACAAAGTCCTTACAGCAAGTCAGTTATAACTGGAGACTATCTTAATTTAATGACTCCGAGAACTGTAATTGAAGATTCTAATGATGATTCATATGCTATCGAATCACAGTATAACATGAGACCTGATCTTTTAGCATATAAATTATATGGAAATTCAAGATACTGGTGGTTATTTTCAGCAAGAAACAAAGACATATTAATTGATCCAATACAAGATTTTAAAACAGGAACAACTATAAGAATTCCTAAATTGAATAATGTGAGGTAAAGCTCATGGGAAGAGTTGAAACAAAAAAGAAACGAGAACAAAAACTTAAAGACAAGAGCTTAACTGAAACAGCAGTAACAGATAACAACGATGTTGAGTTAAAGAATACTGACAAAAAAACAAATGTGTCAGATATCGTATCTGGACAAAGTAAAACAGTTAATTTTTTAAA